AAGCACAGGAGCTAGGCAGATGAATTTTAAAGATTTACTTCTACCAAAATTTAAAGCACCACCTCCTCAATATACAGGGCTAAAAAAGGCGAAACCTATATGTATCTCGATATTGTGTATAGTTTTCATGTAATTCTATACGATGCATTTTTAGCTAATTTTACATACGTTGCATTACTTACATATCAACAAGTTAACTTTTAGTTTTACACAGGAGCTAGACAATGCACATACGCTTAAAACTACCACAAGAATCTTTCTGGGCATTCCAATACCCTGACCTACCGAAGAACCAAGCCGAGATAAACAACTACGTTTTGAATGAAAACTACAGTTACGGTGACAGAGTTGAGTTTAACGAAGATAGGAAAGTGACAAAACTTATCAAAACACGTGAGCAAGTGATAGAAGAACAAGCACAGGAGCTAGACAATGAACCCGATGGATTTTAGTTACATAATAGACGTGATTATAAAAGTAGGGATTGTTTGTGCCGTTGTTATTGTAGCGGTGGTTGTATCAGAACTTATTAGGAGAAGCTAATGACACCCGAGAAGAAAGTAAAAAACAAAGTAGTAAAGATACTTAAAGAAATGGGGTGCTACTACTTCTACCCCGTTACTGGGGGATATGGCGGCAGTGGCGTGCCGGATATTGTCGGTAGTTATTACGGTAAGTTTTTTGGCATAGAGTGTAAGGCGGGTAAAAACAAACCTACACCGTTGCAGCTTAAGAACTTACAGGAAATAGCAGAGTCGGGAGGCATAGTGTGCGTGGTCAACGAAAACAACATACACCGAGTAGCACAATACCTCAACGGTAAAACACCTAACCCGCAACAACTACAGTTCAACATCGGAGAAGAGTAATGGAGAGCGTGTATAGCCAGATAAAAAGAAGAGTTACGGACGGGGTATCGGGACAGAGTAACCCTTACGACGGTACTAAGTTTGTGCTTGATAACATCTCACTGTCTGAGTTTAAAGTACTCTTAGAGATGTGCGACACCGCAACAACAGAGTGTCTATTAGTTGAAGCCGCACAAAACGGGAACGACATGCACAGGAGCATAGCGGCAGTACACAAGCACACGCCCATCTCTTCCGTGGTTATGCTACAGAGCGATACAAACCGTAGGGTAAGGCAACTCGCCGCAATTAGGTTAAGTACTTACGAGGAAACTAAGAATGGCGCTGACTAAAATCACGTTAGACTTTGAGACTTATTACTCTAAGGAGTACTCACTGTCACGTCTTACCACAGAAGAATACATACGCGACCCTGAGTTCGAGGTCATCGGTGTGGGAGTAAAGGTAGATAACGGTGAGACAGAGTGGGCCAGTGGTGACAGGTTAGAACTACTATCATGGCTGCTAACGTTTGACTGGAAGAATGCTATCCTCATTTGCCAAAATACAATGTTTGACGGCGCTATCCTAGATTGGCACTTCGGAATCCGCCCTAAAATATATGCCGATACAATGTGTATGAGTAGGGCGTGGGATGGCGTGCATCAGAGTGCATCATTAGCGAAACAGGCTGAACGCAGACTAGGCAAACAAAAAGGGCACGAGGTAACTAACGCTATCGGACTTAAACGTTTAGACTTTAGCGAAGAGGGCTTATCCAAATATGGAGACTATTGTATCCTCGACGTTGAGCTCACCTATGAGCTTTTCATGCAGTACCTCAAAGAAGGCTTTCCTGTTAATGAGTTAAAGGTTATTGACCTAACACTCCGCATGTTTATCACCCCCACCTTAGAACTTGACCTACTACGCCTTGAAAACCACCTATACGATGTTACTAAGCGCAAAGAAAAGTTAATTACCGATGCCGGTGTGACGAAGAAAGACCTTATGAGCGCGGCAAAATTCGCAGTGCTTATCCGAGGACTCGGCGTAGAACCCCCCACAAAAATAAGCCCGGCTACCGGCAAAGAAGTTTTCGCTTTTGCAAAGACGGACGAAGGGTTTAAAGCTTTACTCGAACACGAAGACGACAATGTACAGACACTCGCCCATGCGAGGCTTGGTAACAAGTCAACACTAGAGGAGTCACGTGCCGAACGCTTTATAAGTATCGCTAAGCGAGGCATATTGCCTGTACCTATTAAGTACTACGGTGCGCATACTGGGCGGTGGTCTGGGCAGGACAAGATTAACTTACAAAACTTACCGAGCCGTGGCCCCAACGGTAAGAAGTTAAAGAATACTATACTAGCGCCAGAGGGTTATGTTTGTATCGAAGCCGACTTAGCTCAAATTGAAGCGCGTATTGTAGCGTGGCTTGCAGGACAGCAGGACTTAGTAGATGCATTTACGCGAGGGGAAGATGTTTACAAACTGATGGCATCTAAGATATACGGCGTAGGGCCAGAAGATGTTACGGACGCCCAACGATTTATAGGTAAAATGACTATACTCGGGTGTGGTTATGGCATGGGGGCGGATAGGTTTAAAGAGCAAATAAAAGCAATGGGTAACGTAGATATACTTTTGGACGAGTCTAAGATGATTGTGCAGACTTACCGCAGTTCTAACTTCGCCATTAAGAAGTTATGGGCGAATGCTAACCGCACGATAGAATACTTATGCCGAGGTGATGAAGTACCTTTTGGCAAAGAAGGGATAATATCTGTAGATGCTGGGCGAGGTGCACTTATACTCCCTAACGGTTTACCCATGTACTATAATGGCTTACATGTTATGTCCCAAGGGGACTATGGCCCAGAATACGGCATCAAGACCCGTAAAGGTATAGAGAAGATATACGGGGGAAAGATAGTGGAAAATCTTTGTCAGGCTCTATCTAAACTTGTTATAGCAGAGCAGATGATATTGATAGGTAAAAAATACCCCGTTGCCTTAACCGTGCATGATTCAATGGTTGCCATAGCACCAGAAGAAGACGCGGACAACGCGGCATACCATGTGTTTAAATGTCTAAGACACGTACCAGATTGGGCCGCGGGATTACCCCTCGACTGCGACGTAGGTTACCACAAGTACTATGGTTCGTGCGGTGACAACACCAAAGAAGTAACTAAAATGTGCTATACGCGCTGGAGTAAAAATAATGTCTGAACTAATACCTATTAAAGCAATAACGCCTACATCCTTTAGTCACATCAAGACCTTTGAACAATGTCCTAAGAAGTTCTACCACTCTAACCACTTGAACGAATACCCGTTTGTGGAGACTCAAGCCATACGCGAGGGGCATGCTCTGCATAAAGCAGCGGAGTTGTACGTACGTGATAACCTGTCACTACCCCCCAAATTTAAATACGCTAAAGACACACTGGATTCGCTGATAGCGAAAGAGGGGGATAAATTCTGCGAGATAAAGCTCGGCATAAGTTACGACCTAGTACCGTGCTCATTTTTCTCTAAGAAAGTTTGGATTCGTGGCGTTATAGATTTGCTGATTATCGATAAAAAGCGTAAATTAGCATGGGTGATTGATTATAAGACGGGACAAAACACCGCTTGGGCCGACACAGACCAGTTAGAGCTAATGGCACTTCTTGTGTTTGCAAGTTACCCCGAAGTGGATGAAGTACGTGCAGGGCTAGTATACGTACAAGCCGACCAGCTAATACGCAAGAAGTACGTTAAGTCTAAACGTAATGCGTTATGGTCAGGTTGGATAGCTCGTCACCAAAAGATGGTAGATGCCCACAAGCAGAACGTATGGGCGACTAAAGAGTCAGGACTCTGCCGTAAACACTGTCCTGTTGAACAATGTGTCCACAACGGAGCGAATAACTAATGGCTAAAGCAAAACGAGATTATGTGCGAGAGTATGCTAAACAAAAAGAACGTGGAGCGATACCCGCTAAACTAGAACGCCAAAAGGCACGGCGCGAGGTAGATAAGAAAGACACTGGCTCGGTTACGAAGTTAAAGAAAGGTAAGCGAGTGGCGAGTAAGTCACCGCGCCGCGTGGGTAAGGATGTTAGTCATAACAAGGCTCTCATCAAGGGAGGCTCTAACAAAGACGGCTACAAACTAGAAAGCCCTAGCAAGAATAGAGCGCGGAATTACCAGAAGAAAAAGTAACTGTTATGGGATTTCCATAACGCTCAACCGGATAAAATATGCAAATAATAAATAACAAGGCACTGGCTTTGGAGGTTGATAACCCCCAGCAATTAGTGAACCTCATACCGAAGAGTAAGTTGGTAGACGGACGCGTGATAGTTCATTGGGGAATGGAAGAGACTATGGTCCTTCGCAATATGGGCTTTGATGTGCCTAGCCCGATTGAGCAACGTTACAAATGGCCCACTACGTTTACTCCCTACGACCACCAAATAAAGACTTCGTCTTTTCTCACCGTTAACAGACGCTCTTACTTGTTATCAGAACAAGGGACGGGCAAAACCGCAAGTGCGATATGGGCGTCCGACTACCTGCTTAAGCTCGGGATTATAAAACGCGTGCTAGTAGTATGCCCCCTGTCTATTATGGATTCCGCATGGAAAGACGATTTGTTCAAATTCGCTATGCACCGTTCAGCAGAGGTGGCTTACGGGCCAAAAGAGAAACGTCAGAAGATACTCGCACTGAACACTGACTACGTGATAATAAATTACGACGGGATACGGGTCATCCGAGATGACATATTAGCGGGCGGATTCGACTGCATTATCATAGACGAGGCTAACCACTACAAGAACGCCCAGACTGAGCGTTGGAAGATAATGAATTCTATTATTACACCTGAAACATGGGTTTGGATGATGACCGGCACCCCCGCGGCACAAAACCCTGTCGATGCTTACGGGCTAGCTAAACTAATGAACCCCAAGTCAGTACCGAAATACTTCGGCAGATTCCGTGACATGGTGATGAATAAGATTACCCCCTTTAAGTGGATTCCCAAAGTAGACGCGAGGGATACAATCCACGGAGTGTTGCAACCTGCTATACGCTTTACTAAAGAGCAGTGTTTAGATTTACCCCCCATCGTAATATCCAAGCGCGACGTTGAGATGACCCCGCAACAAAAGAAATACTATAAACTCCTCAAAGACAGAATGGTTATGTCCGCGTCAGGGGAAAACGTCACTGCAAGAAACGCAGCGATACACTTGTCTAAGCTCATGCAGATTAGCCTCGGTGCAGTATACACAGACGAGGGGGAAGTGCTACGGTTTGACGTATCACACAGGTATGCAGAGCTACGCAACGTAATCGACGAAACTAACAAGAAGGTTATTGTGTTCGTGCCGTTTAAAAACTGCATTGACTTAGTAGTTGAGAAGTTGAAGAAGGACAAGATAACGTGTGAGGTTATATCAGGTGATGTACCTGCGGGTAAACGTTCGGCGCTGTTTAGGCAGTTCCAAACCGCCGAAGACCCACGTGTATTCGTTATCCAACCACAGGCCGCGGCACACGGGGTTACGTTAACCGCGGCGGATACTATTGTGTGGTGGGGCCCAACGCCATCCCTAGAGACTTACCTGCAAGCTAATGCACGTATCCACAGGCCGGGGCAAGATAGTAAATGTACTATCGTTCAGCTGCGTGGCTCTTATGTAGAGAAGAGATTTTACTCAATGCTAGACACAAAAATAGACTTCCACACAAGTTTAGTAGACTTATACCATGAAATACTTGACTAACGTAAGTTTAGTCACCATACTATAGGTTCAGATGACAAAACCGGAGATTAACATGTCTGATAAAGAAAAAGATAAAGATAAAGTAGAAGGTGGGTTACCCGAGAAGTTAACCCGCGTGTACTTAAAGATACGCGACAAACGCGCTGAAATGAAGCGTGATTTTGATGCGGAAGATAAGAAACTGCTAGACCAGCAAGATAAGGTCAAATCCGCACTCTTGGGGTTCTGCAAGGACAACGGCGTAGATAGCGTGAAGACGGCAGCAGGTACGTTCTTTCGTACTACTAAGACACGTTACTGGGCTAACGATTGGGACGCACTTAATACTTTCGTCCAAGAGCACGACTTACCTGAGTTCTATGAGAAGCGCTTAAACCAAACCGCAGTTAGGGAATATATTGCCGAAGAGCTAGAGGGCGAGATTCCAGACTTCATTAACCTAAACTCTGAATATCAAATATCAGTGAGGAAATCGAAATGAGCCAACCGGCGTACGTAGGTATAGAAGCACTGGCAACGTATTTAGGTGTATCGTCATCTACTATACGCCAGTGGGTAAAAACTAGGAAAATACCTAGAGCCAGTTACATTAAAATCGGCATAACCTATCGTTTCCATTGGCGTGCCGTGGAAGACGCCCTGTTAAACTATAAAAACAAAGCCGGTTTAACGGACGAAGAACGGGAGGAGATGGCGGATAAACTCATAAAGTCGTTAGAAGTAGATATAGACGCCTCTAAACCCGCTAATGTTTCCCCCACCGCCCTTGCAGAAGGTGAAGCTAAACTTGCTGCCTCTGTCCGCGGCGTACCTCATCTAAAGGATGACGCAACGTTAGACGAAGAACTGTCTGACATGTTAGACACAGACAACGACACAAACGACCTATAAGGTATTACAATGAAAGAATTAATGAATATAAGCTCCGCCCTTGCGAACTCTGACCTGTTCAAAAGCCTGCAAGAAACCAACGATAAACTAGCAGGTGGCGGAGGCGATTACAAACGCATTAGCATCAAAGGTGGCAAGTTCCGCCTAATGGTTGCTGGTGAACAAGTAGGTAAGCCACGTACTGACGCATTAGACGTTGTTATTATAGACGCGGCTGAGCTCTCCAAGACATACTACGAAGGTGCGTATGACCCCGACAAAACCGAAGCGCCACATTGTTGGTCGTCGGACAACAAAACCCCAGATGCAAGTGTGCCAGAAGACCAGAAGATGTCCGATAGCTGCAAGAACTGCCCTATGTCAATTAAAGGTAGTGGCCAACGCGACAGCGCAGCATGCCGCTTTTCTCAGCGCCTAGCCGTTGTGCTAGAAAGCCAACTAGACGAAGAAGAGCCGCCGATATACCAAATCAGCTTACCTGCTAAGTCTCTTTTCGGTGCCGCAGAAAACGGGCACATGCCCATGCAAGCCTACGGTAAGATGTTAAAAGGCCACAAGGCACCTGCAATTGCAGTAGTAACGTCTATGTACTTCGACGAAGACAGTGAAACACCTAAGTTGTTCTTTAAACCCAATCGCATGCTCGGTGAAGATGAGCTAACGAGTGTTGTAGCGCTCCGTGATTCTGACGAAGTTAAAGAAGCGCTTACCCTGTCGGTAGCAGAAACTTCCGCCGCTGAACAGCCCGCAGCTAAAGGTGAAACTGCAAAAACTAAGCAAGAAACTGCGACTAAGAAAACCGCACCTAAGAAAGAAGTAGTGCAGGAGGAAGACGATGAAGAAGAAGTCATCGAAGAACCTGTTAAAGTGACCAAGAAGAAAGATAAACCTGAAGTTGAAATTGACGACGACCTCGCTGGTTTGATAGACGACTGGGACGAGTAAGCGTTATGGGAATTCCATAACGGGATTCCCTTTTTCTTCAGGGGATGGCAATGAACCGAGAATTATTTATAACGTCGTTATTACCGGCGGGGGGACAGTACGCCCTCTTCGCCAAACATAAGGATGAAGAGTACCCTAAACAAGTGTTTTTCGACAGCGTCGGAGATTTACTAGGTAGCTTAACGGCTTACGAAGGGTATGATTTATTCTACGGGTTAGCGACGTTTAAAGAGAAAGGCAACAGAACGCATAGAAACGTGCAGGACATGAAGTCCATGTTTTTAGACCTAGATGCTAAAGATTTTGGCTCTAAGGCTGACGCACTAAAACAACTACAAAAGTTCTGTAAAACAACGAAACTCCCCAGACCGTCACTTGTTGATTCTGGTAGAGGGATACACGCCTATTGGATACTCAAGCACCAAGTCGAAGGGGACGAATGGCGTAGGGTGGCTAAGAAGTTTAAAGAACTATGTGCTCAGCACAAGTTCAATGCTGACCCTGCTGTTACTAGTGATAGTGCGCGGGTGTTGCGTATACCCGGGACATTTAACCACAAAGGTGCCGTACCTGTCCCCTGCAAGGTAATACGCTACGACGAGAACGAAGACAACCTCACTTTAGCAGAGTTTGCGGATATCATAGGTTACGCCTATGTAGAGCAGCCTAAACTAGTTATGCCCAAAGGCTTTGAGGATTTAACTGATGCACTTACTGATAAGTTAACGGGCAACACTGAAGCTTCGTTTAAGACTATCCTAGCTAAAAGTATTAAAGGCAAAGGGTGTGCCCACATACTCCACGCTGTTAAGGACAACGCGAGGTTAGACGAACCGACGTGGCGGGGTGCGCTTTCTATTGCCATACGCTGCGTTGATAGTAGTATCGCGCTGCGTAAAGTATCCGAGAATCACCCAGATTATTCCGCTAGCAAGACGCTCAAAAAAGCAGAGGAGACCCTAGGTCCCTACACCTGCGAGATGTTTAACGGGTTAGACCCTTCTTTGTGCGAGGGATGCCCCAACTTAGGTAAAGTAAAGTCTCCTATAGTGCTAGGCAACCAGATAATCGAGCCGAAGAAGACTGACGATGATATGTTTGAAGAAACGACTAAGATAGTCCGTGACGGCGTAGTTACGCAGGAGCTCACCGCCAAAATGCCGCAGCCCCCCAAGGGGTATGTTTATGGTAAAGAGGGTGGAGTTTACTCTAAGGAGTTCGATGAAGACGGTAACCCTACACATAAAATGGTGTGCAAACATACGTTTTATATAGCAGATAGGACATATGATGCAATTGAGAATCGCGAGGCGTTGGTTGCAAGGCTACACTTACCTCACGACGGAGTCCGTACGTTTGTACTATCCAACTCAGATGTAGCATCCCCAGACAAGATGCGTGATAAGTTGTCTAACTACGGTATATTAACTCTGCAAATGTCAGAGCTTAGGAGATATGTTATGGCTTGGGTAGACCATTACCAACAAAGCCGATTGGCCAAGAACCCCATCCGCCAGTACGGTTGGACGGACGATGAGGGTACCGGTTTTGTAGTCGGTGAAACTATGTATACTAAAGACGGTCCAGAGCTAGCGTTGCCGTCGGAGCGCACTGCGCCGTACAATTCGTACTTTGACCCTAAAGGCACTCTAGATAAGTGGAAAGAGAACTTAGCTTTTTGGGAGGATGACCGTTTCGTTCAGCAGCAATACGCACTGGGCTTAGGTTTTGGCACCGTGCTCATGCAGCGGGACAACGTTAAAGCTTCGATACTGCACATGTACAGTAAAGGTTCAGGGGTGGGTAAGACCGCCATAATGAAAGCCCTTGCGGGTATATGGGGTAAGCCAGATGCGTTGATAATGGAGAAAGACGATACCTTGGCTTCGCGTATGAACCGATGCGAGATATACCATAATCTACCCGTGCTCATGGATGAGATAACTAACATCGAAGCGGTCAGTGCATCCGAACTTATCTACCAGATTACCAGTGGTAAGCAACGAAACCGCATGAAAAACGCCACTAACGAAGAACGAGAGCGCGGCGCACCTTGGTCCCTGTTTGCTATTACCACCGCGAACACGAGTATACTAGACAGGGTAACAGGTAAGGGAGGGAAGATGTCTCCCGAAGCGGAAGGTCAACGTGTATTGGAAATGTACGTTACTAGGCAATTCGACCAAGGTGATGATGAGTCTAACGTAATAGTCACTAGGTTTGAAAAGAACTTAGAGCGGCATTATGGACATGCTGGGCCGATGTTTATACAGTGGATTTTGCAGCACCCCGAAGAGACTAACCTAATAATTACTAAAGTACGCGAGGCCGTTGAGAAGCGGGCTAAGCTGTCGGTAGAGAACCGTTTTTGGTCGCCCCAAGTTACTTACTCTGTAGCATCTCTAATAATTTGCAAGAAGATTGGGTTGCTCAATTATAACGCTAAAATGGTATTGCAGTATGCTGTGCAGAAACTCTTACCTGAGAACAAGTCACGTAACGCTGACATGATATCTAGTGCGGGGGAAATCATAGGGGATTACTTAGCTGAAAACTTCGGTAATATACTGCAAGTTAAAGACGGTAGTGACGAACTTGAAACTTATGACGGTAAACAACTTATTATGCCGCCAGAAGAAAAGGCTAAAATACGCATCGTGGGTAGATATGAGTCTAGCACTCGCAAGTTAACACTGGTTGCCGCGCAGTTGAGGCAGTGGTGCACCGAGAGGCAAGTTAATTACCGCGGGCTTCTGACAGATTTAGCGGATAAACATGAAGCGGAAATCAACAAGTCAGTTAGGCTAGGAACAGGTACTAAGCTGCAACTACAAGCTACCAAGGCGATAGTTATACCTTGGGGTCTGGACTACAAAGATGTTATTGCGAAAAGCAAGGGCGAATAAATATATAGTAGTAGAGGGGGTAAAGTTTGCCGTCCGATGGAGTGACGTAGGGAGAGGGACTTCCTTTTTTATACCTTGCATTAACGCCGAGCAGGTAAGAAAACAGGTTATGCAGGTGTTTAATAACGAGGGTTGGAAATTTAAACATAAGGTTAGAGCAGAAAATGGGTATTTCGGTATTCGCATTTGGAGAACGTTGTGATATATTACACACCGATGCAAGCTTCTCCCAAGGTTGTATCTCCGGTTGAGCCCCCCTTTATTGGGGGGTTTCTTTATTTACCGGTCTGGAAACATTATAGCCCCGAGTAAGTCTTCGTTTTGCCCGTTCAGATACTCCTGCATTCTTTTACTGATGCTAACACCATTAAACATATTCTCAGTAGTCCGTAAATGGCCCTTGAGTGAATTTTCTATGCGCTCAGGCGTGATAGCAAAGTCTGGGTTGCGGTCATTGTACTTATCTATCTCGTCCAATGTCTTGTCCATCTTATCCCAGTCTCCCATGCGCATCGCTACGTAGTATTGCTTAGTTAGCTCAGAGGCTTTTTTGTTTATCGCTTCATCGATGTTCTTAACCCTACGGTTTTGTTCTTGCTGACGCAAATACCCCTCTGGTGCAAACCCTATTACTTGAGAGGCTATCTCACCTGCTGTTAAGTCACCGTGTATTAAGTCATAACGACGAGTGCGTATACCTCCATCGCTAGCATAACGGATTGGTTTTAATATGTTAGCGAAAGCTGACGGGAGAATCTGCTCTGCACCACGCTGGATGTCACCCTCCATCAAATCATTAGTACCCCGTATAAAACGTTTACCTATGTTTATTGCTACGCCACCAAATATACCTACTAAATTTTCATCTACGCTAGGGTTGGGGTTAAACTTGTTTTCTTGTACTAACAAGTCAGTCATACGCATACGTATACCGGCATCTACATCGGCACCCATGCCCTCTAACATTGCGTTTACTCCCCCACGGAACATACCTTGGCTCATGTGGCTCTGTACAATAGTATCAAAGTCTTCTTCATCATCTCCACGTAGCATGTCATAAGCTAATGCAACGGAGCCGTATAGAGGCATACCGTACACGCCAGAGAAAAACAAAGCAGAACCGTGTAGTCCGACGACTTGCCTAATCGCGGCACTCTGCTTTATTGGGTCACCGCTAAACGCATCTATGGCAGCTTGTCGAGCAGTCTGGAACATCATGGTGTACATCTGCACGCCATAGTTCTTGTACATAAACGCCAAACGCCCGATGCCCTCCTGCGATATTCCCGCCGCCGTTTCTAACGTAGAGCCCCCATTCAGCCGCTGTGTATACTCTATAGCCTCCTGTGCAGCCGCTATTTTAGCATCTGTCTTACCCATGCCCTCGGCTACAAACTTGTTATAAGCTAAATCGTACGTCGCTAATAACGTAACTTGTCTATTATACCGTTCAGCTTGGCTGAACATACCAGCACTCAAACCAGTGAAAGTGTTAAAGAAGTTAGACTCGACCTCCTTACCGCCCTCTTCTAAGCCCAATGCCTCATTAAGAAACGAATTAGTTAACTGCCCTTGTTTCTTAGCTTCCAACACCATTTGACCGATACCCTCTAACTTTTGTAAGGTTTCAGCCGGTAAGTCTAGGTCATCTCGGAGGGCTATAACGTAACCATCTAAGTTATTTTCACTCACGTTAGCAGGTGAGTAGTCAATGTCGAAATATTTATCTATGCCATGAGCCATAGAAAAATTAGCAAGTGCTTTCCCCGTTTTGCTCTGCTCACGTGCGGCTTTCCTAGACCCCGATACTAAACTAGAGGCTTCAAAGATAGCTTTACGTGTAGCAGAATATCCGTATTTGCCCCCTAACATAGGGAATGCGACCATCGGGACCTGTGATAAGTTAACAATAGCTGAAGCAAGGTTGAAACCTATAGTCATAAGAAAAGCACCTTGGTTTAGGTTCTTTATGACGCTCTCCATAGACTTGTTCTTAGCCCCGTTAAGAACAAAATCCACACGAGTGTTTAGCTCTCCATTCAAGGCAGTCTGGTAATTACTCACACCTTTTTCTTTTTCTAGCGTCTCGTATATGCTATTAAGCTCGGCCTTTAATACTCCTAGTTTACGTACGCTCTTAAGCCGTACTAACTGCTGACCTGTCTCATATCCTTTTTTACTAAGTGCGTAGTTTAGGTCTTTCACATACCCAGCGGTGTTTTTACGGCGTATATACCCCTTGGCCATAGCGGCTTCTGGTAGGGTGCTAAGGTATAAATCTACCACCCCCTCGATAGCGGATTCGGGAGCATTGTTTTCTTTCATCTCCTTAAGTACGTCATACATAAACGTAGTAGGAGGTACTTCTTTTAGTTTTTTACTTTGCTGAGACCGCCGGAAAGTTTTTACTGACCCCGGCTCTATTTCTGATTCCTTGTTACCAGCTTGGCCCTCTAGATATTTAGCATATAAATCCCTGTCACTTTGACTATCGAACTGGCGTACTACGTTGTCGAAGAAACCATCCTCTGCCTTGGCACGATAAGATACGCTGAAATCCCCGTCTCTGACTAAGGGGAAGTACACTTCTAAACGCGTATTTTCGATAAGTTGAGTAACCAACCTAGCCCTCACACCTTTACGCTCCGCCGCGGGCACCGCAGATATACTGTCATCGATGCGTGTTTCTAAGGTCTTCTCTAACTCAGCACGTTGGTCTAAGTAGAACTGCCTTGTCTCGCGGTAAACGTTCCTAGCCTGCGGGCCCATCTCGTTCCATATGTCTTTAAGGTATGCGTAAGCTTCAGCTTGTATTTCATCACCTGCGTATACCGCAGGGGACTTTTCTACGTCTACTTGAGATATTGTAGCGCCGTACTCCTCGTCATATATTAACGAGTTAGTGAGTTCTCTATCCCTATCGGATAAATCATTATACTTCCTACTTATTTTAGCGGTGGCCTCCTGCACTCTCTCGTCCATCAACTCCTGCTGCCCGCGTTGGTCATTAAAGACCTTAAGTAGGCGGTGGCCTACATCTCCAAAACCATAGTGTTGAGATAAGTCCGCTAAGCCCTGCATTTGCACGACCCGGTTAAATATTTTGGTTACTGGCCCAGAGGCCATCGAGGTTAAAGAAACAGCTTTAGCAGTCCATACCTCGCGAGTATCCGCTTTAGACGCGGCATCAGCGGCATCTATACCGTTACCCATACGCGTCTGTACTTTGTCAGGGGTGTTCGCCATAAGGAGTTCCCCTGCGGGGCGTGCGGTCGGTGCAGGATGTATGATAGACATTACTAGCCTATCCGCCATAGACATTGCCGTTTCTATGTTTTTAGCATCTAAGCCACGTATCCGGCGCACAAAGTTGCCTACAGTATTTAAGAATTTCTCCCATGCAGTGATTGAGGTGCCGTCAGGACGAATCCTAGTTAGGGCCCTTTGGAAATCTGGGTTGCTGAACGCTTCGGCTACAAACTCATCCACGTCAGTAGTTCCATATGCCGTACCTAGTTCTCCCTTAACGGCATTGAATAACTTGTTAAGCTGTTTAGTAGTGGCGTTGTTTTTGTTAGCGAGGGTGTCACTTGTCAGC